CTATAGATCAACTTTTATTACTCGCTGGCGGTGTTGCTGGTGGGCTAGGTTTAATGGTGCATGACTAATGATGTATATATTTGCAATTATTGCTGTTGTGTCTTTTGGGGCTGGTTTTGGTACGTCATACCAAATTAGTAAAGCTGAAATTCAGCACATGTCTGACGGTATAGCCGCTCAGAACCGTGAGGCAGAATTGCAATATGCAGCGCTTACAGAAGAAGCCAATAAAGCCACCGCAGCAGCGCTTAAAGCCAATATTGAATTAGAGGATGCTAATGCTAAAACTATTAAGAATATTACTCGCCAGCGCGATGATTTTAAACTTCAACGCATGTACGACACCCATAGGAAGGGTAGTAGTTGCCCCCCAACAAAAATTACAGATTCCAGCACCGTTATTAACACCGCCACCGATGATGGGGAGCTTTCAATTGAACTTACGGAATTTCTCAAATCAGAAGCCTTCAGAGCCGATGAAATAAGTGCCTATGCGATACTATGTGATCAATTTATAAAAGAGGTTAATAGCGATGCCAGATGAACTTAATATCCGGTTAATTAAGGTCGAGCAACGGCTTGACAATTTATGCCGTGAGCTTAACGAAGATAAAGCGGATAACAAACATCAATATGAGCGGATTTGTGAATCTCTTGATGAACTTAAAAAAGAATCAGCTAATAATAAAGGTTTTTTTGGTGGTATGGTGTTTGCAGTAAGCGCGATATTTGCATTTGTAGCTTATTTGATAGGTAAAAATTAAATGGGATCTAAATTAAAATCTCAAATTGAATTTGAAGAAGGAAGACGTTTAAAAGCGTATTCATGCACCCAAGGACATAAAACCATAGGGGTAGGTCATAATCTTGATGTTAAACCTACATTTAATGGTCAACGAATACCTGATGTAATCAGCGAGCAATTATGTGATCTTATCTTTGATAAAGATATTAATGACATAACTACTCAGCTTAATAATAATTGGCCTAATAATACTAAATTGGATGATGCTAGGCGCGACGCAGTGCTTAACATGTGTTTTCAGTTAGGTATTAACGGGGTACTAAAATTTAAATTAATGCTTAATGCGTTAGAACGTGGCGATTGGGTTGCAGCTAAAGCCCATGCTTTAGATAGCACATGGGCAATTCAAACTCATGCAAGAGCATTAAGAGTAGCTAATCAATTATTAACTGGTGAATATTACCCTAGCTAAATAGTTCTTTACGTTCTCTTGCAGCTCTCAAAAGGCTATATCGTTGATGTAGCCTTGTTAATACCATCTGTCTTTTTGCGTTTTGTTTTTCATCGTTTAACAAGTCTAAAACTTCATCTTCTGAAAGTTGTGCTAAAACTGCGTTTAAACTGCGCCAAGTGTGTGTCATCTTAATTCCTCTATCGCTATATTTGATAATGATCGTTTATCTTGCAATGCTGAAAATATCCGTTCATCAATGGTTTTTTCTGTCATAAGAATATAGCACCAAACTTCACGCTTCTGCCCACTACGGTGTATCCTACCAATAGCTTGTTCATAATATTCTAATGACCAAGGTAACGATAAAAATACAATCTTATTAGCGTAATGTTGAAGATTTAACCCATGTCCTGCGGATTTAGGATGCGCCAAAAGCAATTCAATTTTCCCAGTATTCCATCGGTCTATAGCATCATCATCATCTAATGTTTGCGCGTGGGGGTATCTACGCTTTAGTTCTGCTAATTCTTCTTTGTACGTGTAAAAAATCATTGTACTATCGCGTTGGTTTTCATTCAACAATTCTTCAAGTCTATCGAATTTATGACTGGAAAACCAAACGGCTTGATTATCTACATAAACAAATCCTGCGCTCATTTGCTGCAATTTAATTGTCACTACAGCAGAATTAAAAGCTATAGCAGTTGCCGTAGGAAATTGAACTACAAAATCTTTTTTCATTGTGTTATATGCTTTCATATCCATTTGGCATTTAATTTCAACTACATGTAATGGCGGTGTTAACCCTGCATATTCCCCAGCATCTAAAAGATAGGTGGCAGGTTTTATCTTGCTCATAATCTTAGGTAGTGAATTAGGCTTAGCCGCCCAATCGCCAAAATCCCTATTCATAAGAATAAAATACTGCTCCATAAACGCGCATTTACTTTTACCTAAAAGCAATTCATCTACAATTTTACATTGCCCAAAGACATCCTCTAACCCATTACTAGTAAACGACCCTGTCAATCCCCATCGGATTTTAAATTGCACTATCACCTTATAAAGCGCTTTAAATCGTGTTCCTGAAGGGTTCTTTAACCGTGTCAATTCATCAAACACGATTGCATCTATTCCGTTCAATAGTTCAGGATGTTCCCGACATAGCCATAAAAGATTATCGTAATTAATCACGACAATTTGCGCTTTGAATGCTTCCATTCTTGCTTTAACATTCCCTATCGCCACACCAACATGCAATTTAGAAGCCCATATAGCTGCTTCCTGCTTCCAAACATCGGTGCAGACACGTTTGGGTGCTAAAACTAAAAATCTGCTCACAATGCCGTCTGTTATCATTGCTTGCATAGCGGTTAATGTAATACATGTTTTTCCTGCACCAACAGGCGCAAGAATTAACGCCCTATCACGGCTATATAAAAAATCAGCCGCTTCTTCTTGATACGGTCTTAAAACCATTGTATTTTCCAGTTTAAGTACGCTTCAATAGGTGTTTTACCATACCCTACTATTTGATAAGGGCTAAAACATGCCCAATAACCGTTTACTTGTCTAATTTTAGGTTTTCTATCCATTGGTCTATTTGTTCTATTGTCCAAAGACATGTGTAATTTTGATTGAGTGCTTGCACCGTAGATGCAAATAATTTTTGAAGCTCTGAAAGATTGCCCCCTTTAGTTTTCAATTCAACAAACCATGTACTGCCGTTAGGCAAACATGCTATTTGATCGGCTACACCCCTAAAAGCGGGGGAAGTAAATTTATAGGTTTGCCCTCCATTTACTTCAACCGCTTTCTTAAAGTATGCTTCTACTTGTTTTTCACTCACCATTCAGTCCGTGTTTGATTAAGTTTGTCCATATAATGCCGTGCTTTTTCAGCGTCTTTATACGCACCTGCTTTTTTTCCATCTCTCATAGAGTATTTAATAATATTCCCTTTAAGAAACCCTATAAATTCTTCATGAGTTAATATAGATTCCATAACTTCCCAAGGTTCTATAGACATATTTTTATAATGGTTTCCATCTATTTGAACTGCATCTGCTGAAGTTTTCGGTTTATAGCTGCTTAAAGTTTCATCTTCTAAATCGCTCATTTTAAAACCCCCATTTAGTGTAGCCATATATAAACATTGCTATCGCAAACACCCATACAATTTTTGCATGAGTGTCAAAGTATCCGTCTATTTCTCTTTTTTGTTTCATAACTCACTCGCGTCTCTACATTCTATTGAACACCATCTATGGCCGTCTTTAATCGGGGCATCACATTCCCAGCAAAAACCAGACTCATTAGAATATGGATTTATATCTTTTTTGTTTAACTTTATTTGAGCATCAAGAATCATTTGCGCTTGCTCATTAGCTTTATCTATATCATCAGCCATTGATCACCTCAAATATAAAATATCCTGCAATAGCTATAGTTGGTACACATATCATAAGAGTTATGTATATTGTTTCTAAAATAGTCAATAAGTTATCTATTTCATCGTTCATCATTTCCACCATTTATCATTTCTAAAATAACTTCATGAATTTTATCTACTATTTTATCAGCTAATAAAGCCATTATATCTTCACCGTTAACATAGATTCCATTTAGAGTTAATTCTTCTGGGCATCCTGGGTATTCTAATGTCATAGCTTCTTTTTCTTGATAATCGTAATCAACATCAAAAACTCTGTTATAAATTTCGATAATCATTTAATTTTCCTCCGCTTCGTTTGCAAAGATCACAGGGGATAACCCCCTTAAATATTTACCGTTGCCCATATCGCATCTGAAGTAATACGTCTTAGGTAAGGCTGTTGACGCTATATATTCTGCCGCGTCCTGATCTTCTGCTTCTATCTCGATCCCAAAATTAATTATTGCTGTATACTTTTTCATATTAAATCTCCATGAATGCTTTGATAAATTGTGACGCTACTTGTGGATCGAACTCATTGTAATAAGCCTTCATAAGCACTCCTTTACCGCCATGTGTTTGTTGTGTCATAGTCTAACCTTTTAAACGTGATATTAATTATGCTAGATAAATAATCTATAATTGCGTAAGCTTCATATAAATCTTGTTTTTTACAATTAATAGTAATACTTAAGTCAGAGTTAAAATATTCTGGAATTTGTTCTATATAAATTACAGTGTTTTTCATATCTATTCCCCAATGCCGTGTGCTTTTTCAACACCTCTAACTAAATCAGTAAAAGAAACGTCCCTATGAATAAAACCTATATTATCCTTAAGCCATTCATCACTTAAAGGCTCACGCTTGGGTTGTTCCTCGATTGCTTGCTTGTAGCCTTTTGCATACCATTCCATTTTTATGGTTGTCAAATCAGGCTCTTGCTTTGGTTGTGGCTTTAGGTAAAGCGGATATACATCAGGATCACAGTCAGTTGTTGGGTGCTCCTCATGCACTTCGTCATGCCATAAATAATAGTCGGGCTTTTGCTCAGGTTGGGCGAGTAGTTCTTTTGCATGTTCAACTTCTGCCCATGCAAAATTATTTTTAGTACATTTTTGGTGTATCTCTACAATCAACAGCAATTCTTCCAGTGCGTTTCTAATGCTCATTCCTCACCTCTAAATATTTAGTCATCACCAGCCTCTCTTTCTTTACTTATATGTAAAACCTCTTTAGTCATCATATACTTTTGCAGATATGCCACGTGTCTTTCTATAATCTTCTGGGGTAAAGTCGTGTGGAGTCCACCGCGTATTACCAAGATTGGTAGTTTCAACATCAACATCATAGGCATGATTGATCGGAGTGCCTATATCATCCCACCATTTTAAGTCATAAAGTTCCTGCATTATCTCTACAGTGTCAGTGCTCAACACGGATATACCGCATTTGGTAGCTAAAACTTCTATTTCTTTACTCATAACTTAACCCTCTTAACAGCTCGCACGTAGACGTCGTTGTTCTTGTAGGTGTTGCTCTGGTAGTCATCGTAGAAGTACGGTTTACAGGCGACCGCCGCGTTGAACTCGGTGCTGTTCCAGTACCACTCTGGTTTAAACAACGGCCTGATGTCTTCATTCAAGAAACATTGAAGCAAGATGTCTCTAGGTGGTAACTCCCCACCTACTGACTTGCACCACTCGACGGCTTCGTGCCAGTTCATTTCTTCATCAGCTTCTTGACCTAAATACCACCTA